GAGGTTGTTATTGAATCAAGTCCACAATGGAGTCACAACAGTCCTATCACTAGGCTTGCAGAAAATTTCCTTGTAAGTGCATTCCCTTCTGCAAATCTAATACCGCCAAGCCGATGGAAGAGTCACCCTGCATCACACATCAAGTTGGACAGTGACATGTCAATACATGAACGTGATGCAGTAAGACTCGGAAAGTGGTTTCTGGCTAAGGAGAGAAAGTGAAACGACGTAGTAAGGAACTGACACCACTAGAGCGTACACAAGAAGTATTGGACATTAGTGCAACTGAACGTGCAACGTTCAAACAATGCAGACGCAAATGGGAATTGGAGGTATTGAACAATCTCACACCAAAGACACCACCAACGTTCACTTATGAATTTGGTACAGGCATACATCGCGCACTCGAAACATACTACTTCAATGTCGCAAACATACCGGCATTCCCTGACACTGAAGAGACATATGAACGGCCACTCCGTGGTGCACTACAAGAATGGGACACCTGGTATGCAGAGACAGAAGCGGCACTCGATAGTGACAAGACACTGGACTCCACCACAAGGGAACTAGTTGGTGACAACCTGGTTGCACTAGGTGACCTAGGTGAAGACATGCTCAGGAACTATGACCTGTTCGCTGAAGTTGAGGATGACTTCACTGTACATGCAATTGAAGGTCACATCACACCAGCAGGTAAATCATGGATGAAGAAGCATTGGGAAGACATGGAGTTTGTCAGTAAGGTTGCTGCCAACGGTGTCACTTACTACGAACCTGCACGTAGGCTACTGGTACCGATCATTGATCCTGCAACTGGTAAGTGGGCAAAGGGTAATCCTGTACTGAGTGTACGGATTGACTTACTAGTGCACCGTATTGATCCTGGTATGAAAGGCTTGTGGATATATGACCACAAGACAACTGATCGTCAACCGCAAGATAGGGGGTTGGACTTTGACGATCAGGTTACGTCTTACTGTTATGCCACGTACAGATGGTTGGGTATCATTCCTAGGGGGTTCTGCACGAATTACCTACTCAAACAGATTCCAAAGGAACCGCGCATACTCAGCAAGGGTGAACTGTCAACTGCAAAGGATCAACTCACCACTGCCAGTCAGTACAAAGAGGTAATGACTGAACAAGGATTGTTGAAGTCACCTAAACATGTTGAGTGTCTGGAAGCGTTGGAGTCACATGGTTGGGACAGGTTCTTCACTAGACAGTACGTCGGTCGCAACAAACATGAACTGGTGAACTTTGAACGTAGACTGTTTGAAGAGTGGCAGGATATGGTTGACTGCGCTGATGGTAACTTGGTCCTGTATCCCAACCTGTCAAAGATGCACTGTCCACAGTGCAGGGTTGCACCTATCTGTCAGGCAATGGAAGATGGCTCAGACTGGCAGTCAGTAATGCAGACACGGTACATGCAACAAGCAGATAGAAAGGCAATGTATTGACACTGCAAGTGTTTTCACCATCTGCATTGAAGTATGCCAAGTGCCTGTTCTTCGCTCCTGCTGGGCATGGTAAGACTCACCTGTTAGGTACTGCACAAGAGGATGATCGTACTTACCCTATGTGCTTTCTCGATTGGGAAGCTGGCACTGAGTCACTTGATGGACTTGACATTGATGTGTTTCCACTCAGGTCATGGAAAGATGCCAATGAAGTGATTGAGTATTTGGAGTATGGAGAGAAGGTGAAACTGGACGGTAAGACGTATGACTTCCGTGAGTACCGTTCAGTTGGTGTTGACTCCATCAGTGAGTGGAACAGATGGGCACAACTTGACATGCTGAGGAAAGAAGAGAAACAACGGAAAGACCCTGACCTGATTGAACTGAAAGATTACAACAGAACAGGAGTGCAACTACGCAGAGTGCTTAGACGATTGCGGGACTTGGAGTTACATGTATTTCTCTCAGCACATGCCAAACAGGTTGAGGAACCTAGGCTCGGACGTGTCACCATTCCAGACATGTCAGGTCAACTAGCAGAAGAGGTAGCAGGACTAGTCTCTGTTGTTGGTTATCTTGGACTGACTGAAGGTGAGACTGGTGAAACTGAGAGGATAATGTTACTTCAGGGTTACCCAAAATATCGAACCAAAGCGAGAACGCCATGGAACAGAAAAGCTCCAAGCGAAGTAATGCAACCGGACATAACAGAGATACTGGACGTGTTAGGTTACAGGTAACAGATGATGATTGGGATGACATCATTGAAGCTGCTGAGCGTATCGCTGATGGTCACGGTAAGCGTATTGACGGTGCGGGGTGGAAGGTGTACATGGTAGGTAGTGTTGTACGTATTGACGTTGCAACTAAGGAGAGTAACTGATGGCTTTCTATCGGGTGAACTTTGGTGACGTTGAATCGTTTGAACCTGTACCTGCTGGTGAGTACGGTGTGGAGATTGAGAAGGTGGAAGTCAGAGAGAACAAAGCTGGTGACAGTCTCTACCTGAATTGGGAAATGACAATCATCGACGGTGACTTTGAGAACCGCAAGCTGTGGCTTATCACTTCACTGAAAGACACTGCACTGTTCAGGTTGAAGAGTATCTTTGAAGGGTTGCAGGTTATTGATGGTGACGAAGACCTGGAACTGGAATACGATGATGACATTGATCCAGGTACTAAAGAAGGTCCACTACTGCTTGACCCTAACCTTGAAGGTATGGAGTGTGTGGCAGTAGTGCAGAATGAAATGTATGAGGGTAAGGAACAGAACAGGGTACGTGACTTGTTTGTGGAACGGTCACGCAAGAAGTCAAAGGCAAAGGCAACCAGGTCACGTGACACTAACGGCAGGGGTAGTAGACGTGAACGTGTCAGTGATGATGACTACGATGAACGTCCTAGCAGACGATCACGGTCACGTGACGATGATGATGACTATGAAGAGGAACGGCCAGCACGTAGGCCACAACGTTCACAGTCACGGTCAAGCTCGCCACGCCGTAGGATCAGGTGAAAGTTGAAGTAACTGTGTGGGTGTGCCCGCGCTGTGGTGAATACTACGGTGCCACTAGTGCGGGCAACCTGCACAAATTCTGGAACCGTGACATAAAGGGTAGGCCAAAGTCACGTAGGTCACAGTGTCCTAACTGCCTTACTCCACGTAGACCTTACACTACCACTATTGAAATACCTGGTGAACAATGAAGTCAATCAATGAATGGTGTGCTGACATTCACAGTTGGGCAATGGGTAAGGGTTTCTATGACGATTACGAATATGTCCTGCGAACACTTGAACCTGGTGATGCCCGACACCATGTCACACCAATGTTCATAGGCCAGCGGTTGTCACTCATCCATGAGGAAGTGTCAGAGATACTAGGTGCAGTGCGCGATGGTGATGATGCACATGAACTGGAAGAGATAGCTGACACAGTGATTCGTCTGTTTGACTATGCACAGTTTCGTGGCTATGCACTTGAACAGGCAATTGAAGCGAAGATGGATATAAACCACTCACGTCCACACAGACATGGCAGAAACGTCTTCTGATACTGACACTGAAAGTAACGTGTGGCAATATGGATTCCCATGGGGTCCAATGACAGTACAGCGACTTGTGCACGTTGAAGATCGTGGTTACGTACTTGAAGTTGAAACCAAGTATCAGTCACTTCAAGTGTACGTGTCAGAGAAGGGTAGAGTAATCAAGACATACCCACGCAAGAAGTGACACCATGAGAACCAGTACAGCCACTTACATGTTGCCGTGCAGAGATTGTGTGAACCAGGCAATCGTCTGTGACCGTATCCATGGTAAGACACAGACTGTACTGGTTCTCGATTACCCCACCAACCTGGAAGCTAAACGTGGTCAGTTACTTCAAGGTGATACTGGCAAGCTGATACGTGCCACACTGAAAGCATTTGACATTGACCCTAGGGATATACATGTCATCACTGCACTCAATTGCAAACCAAATACGTCCAGACCGAAAGAGTTACGAACGGCAATGGAATGTTGCCGAGCTAGGTTACTGCGTGAGTTGCGGTCACTTGGTGCACAGAAGGTACTTTGTCTCGGTACCATCGGATACTCAGCACTTACCAGTACCACTAAGATACCCCGTATGGACAAGGTGCATGGTAAGTGGTTGTCAGTGTATGGGATGCAACTGATTGGCACTTACTCACCAACACGTGTCATCATGGACCCTGAGTTTTACCGTGACTTCTACCGTGCATTTGAAAAGTTCTTCACCACCAGTGGCAGGGAACCGTGGCCGGATATTCGGTACACCATTCCAGAAACAGTTGGTGAACTGAATCATGACCTGACCAATCTCGGTGCATTCACTGACAGGCAGTTGTCATGTGACATAGAGACAACAGGGTTCTCACCATTTGAGGATGAGATACTAGCCATGGGGTTCGGTGCACTCACCAGTGGCGCTAACGGTAGCGTGGTCATCATCACTCAGGAGTTACTTGACGATCAACGCACCTGGTGGGCAGTTGCCAATCAGTTACAGTATGGTCACACTGCATTCCATGGTGGCAAGTTTGACTTGAAGTTCATCATCCAAGCTCTGTTGAAACTCGGTATTGAGTATGTACCGAACAACATTGATGACACACTGTTGCTGAACTACTGCCTTGATGAACGGCCATGGGGTAAGTACGGTGCACACTCACTGAAGAACATTTCACGTGTCAGATACGATGCACCCGACTATGACATTGACGTAGGCAAGTGGTTAGCTGAATACAAGAAAGCCACACCTGAACGCCAACAAGAAATGCTGGCAGAGCTTTACCTGTATCTATCGCTTGACTGTTACTACACAGCGAGACTGGCAACTGACCTACGGCGTGATGTGACAGAAGAGAGTGAGAACCTACTTGAACTGTATGAATGGTTACTTATACCAGCTTCCCTTGCACTGACAGAAATCGAGTTACGTGGTTGCAAGCTGGACCGTAATTACCTGGAAGGTATGAAGGAGAAACTGACACATGACCTGGAAGTCTCCACACAGAAGATACGTGAGTATGTGGAAGACCCTGACTTCAACCCTGGTTCAGTCAAGCAGACACATAACCTCTTGTATAAAACACTTGGATTACCTGTTACTAAGACTGAGCGCAAAGGAAAGTTACAGGAAGGTCCAACCTCACAACCTGTCATGCGAATACTCAGAAGCAGATATCCAGAGTATAGATATCTCTTTGACGAAATTTTCAAGTGGCGAGGAATCAAGAAGACACTTGGAACTTACATCAATGGGTTACTTGACCGAATGGAGTTTGACGACAGGGTACGAAGTGACTTTCTCCTACATGGTACAGGTACAGGTAGAATCTCATCAGTCAACCCAAACCTTCAGAATATATCAGTGGAATCCCACACTGGATTTGACATACGAACAGCTTTCATACCTGAAGATGATGAGTGGCTACTTATTGAATCAGATTACTCACAGCTAGAACTACGTGTTGCTGCACATCTGACAGGTGATGAGAACTTCATACAGGCATACGTTGACGGTAGAGACTTGCACAAGGATGCAGCAACAGCAGTTTTCCGTAAGGACAGTTTCACTGACTACGAACGTGTCATGTCAAAGAACATGG